CGCCGCGCAGCATGTTGTATGCGGCTGACGACCCCCTCGCCGCCGTTGCTAGAGCTGCCAGAGGCAGCGTGGCGGCGACGCCGGTCCCTAATTGCAGGGCCAGCGTCTCTTTAGGCCGCGTCTCGGCCATAGCCTTCTGCGACAGTCGCATGGCAGCGGCGGCTTCGGGGGAGAACTGCCCGACGATCTCGTCAGCATATTCCCCAGCAAACGGGACGCCCTGAATTGCTGCTGCCCCTCGGGCCGCGACTGGGCGTTGCGCGACGACGCTCTCCATGATGGAGCGGCGGGAAGCTTCCCCCGCCGTCATGTTCTGCTCCCTGATCCGAGCAATCTGCTCTGGGTCGGTGCTGGAATATGCGCTGCTCACGAACTGCGACCTTCCGGATGGGTCGGTGATGATCGCCCCCGTCTCGCCAGCCTGATCGCGGATTGCCTCCCATATCTGGGAGGCGCTCGTGGCGTTGCGGACGTTATATTTCCGTCCGCCGTATTCTACAGTGTAGTCGCTCATTGCGTGATCTCCTCGAACTCAAGGCCGTCAATAGTGCCGCCACCGCCACCGGCACTGCGCGAGCCGAGGCCGAGGTCAATGTTGTATTGGCGCTCAAGGTTCAGGAGCGCGTTGAATGTGCCAATCGGGTCATCCACGTTAAGGGTTGATGCGGCGTTTGCAATGGCTTCAAGGTCCGCGTTTGAGATGCTGCCCGTCAGACCAGCGGCCCTTGCATCGCGAAGTTTGTCCATCGTGAGGTTGTTCTTGATGTTTCGCAGCGCCCCGACGTAGCCTTGATAATCAGTGGTCTCCAACCACGAGCTTAAAAGCCGACCGCCCCTTCCAGCCACCGCCGGATTGAAGATCGGTGCGCCGTTTTGGTCATACCCTTGGATAAGGTAACTTGCCACCTGCGACCCGTATTCTGTGAACTTAGCGGCACGCTCCTCGGCCACAGTTCCCGCCTGCGCCGCAGTGGCCCGCCGATTTCGCTCGTCAATGGCGTCCTTCAAGATGCCCCGCGCGTTGGGGTCGGTGGCCGCCCGAGGCGACAGAAACCGGATGGCTTCTTCAAGTTGAGCGTCAGTCGTGTTCGGGTCGTAGACCCTCTCGCTCGCCGTCCTGACGTTTAGCGCCGGCTCGGCAGGCGCTGCGCCATCAGCGGCAGCCCCAGCGCCGCCAGCGGCAGCCCCAGCGTCAGGCGCTGCGCCACCAGCGGCAGGCGCTGCGCCGCCAGCGGCAGGCGCTGCGCCGCCAGACCCAGCCCCAGCCCCAGCCCCAGCGGGCGGCTGGCCAAACACCGACCCCATTGCGCCGAGGCTCGACTGCCACGCCGCGATCTGCGCGTCGATTGCGTCGGTCGGGTAGCCGTAGTCTAGCGCCTGCTGCCGCTCTGTCATGAGGCGGCGGACCTCGGCCATCGCGGTCAACTCGCGCTGCTGTCGGGTTTCGTTAATTAGCCGCTGCTCCTGAGCCTGCCGGAACGCAAGCTCCTGCCCGTAGCGGTGCTGCCCCTCAAGCCCGCCCAGCGCATCGCTAAAGAAGCTCGTCTGATTGCCGCGCAGCGCGGCTGACGCGTCGCGAAGGGCGGCGAAGCCGAGCATCGTGCGCTGGCTGCGCGACAGGTTGTCTGGGCTGAACGGCTGGTAGCCAGCCGCTTGCTGCGGGGCCATCTGCGGCGGTGTCATTTGGTCGGCCATTTGCGTCCCCAATACTTTTGCAACGTAGTTTCGCGTCTCTTCATAAGGCGGCACCCCGCCATATCTTGCCACTGCGGCTGGTCCGGCGTTGTATGCCGCCACCGCCAGAGTCGGATTTCCAAACCTCTCGAACTGCTGCGCGAGGTATCTTGCCGCTCCGTAAATGTTTTGCTCAGGGTCGTAAGGGTCTACGCCAAGCTCCCTTGCCGTGTCTGGCATGAGCTGCCCAAACCCTATTGCGCCCTTGGGGCTTAATGCGTTTGGGTTCCAACTACTCTCAGCACCAATCAGGCTCATAAACGTGTCTACGGGTATCCCGTAGGTCTGGGCCGCCTGCGCTGCTATTTGCCGATAGTCTACCATCAGAGGAACGGGAACGCTTGGCCAACCGACGCCGCCGCACCGAGCCAGTCATATGGCTCGCTCTGCGTTACGGTAGAGCTGCCGCCGTATTGGTATCCATACGGAAGACCAGCCGCGCCCTGAAGCACAGACAGCGGATACTGCTGCTGGAACAAATATTGCTGATACGGCATTTGCAGGTTCTGCAACGCAAGCTGCGTCTCGGCAGCGCCGAGGCCGCCAAGGCCAGAGGCTGCCGACCCGAGGGCGGCCTGCTCGGCGCCAACCTGCGCCAAGGCGCTGGCCTGCGCCTGCGAATATCCCTGCGCCATAAGATTTGCGACATTGCCTTGGTAGGCGCCGGCCCGCTCGCCCTCGTAGATGTCGCGGCGGCTTCCGCCAAACGCGCCAGCCCTGATGAGGTCGCCCTGATTGCCAACTTCCTGTTGGGCGAATTGACGCGCCATTGCGGCGACCTGCGGATCAAGCACGGCCTCCTTCATGGTGGCGAAGTTTTCTGCCGTGCGGCCTGCTACGTTGGGGTCTTCGGCCATTTTGCGGTAAATGTCGGCTGCCTCGCCGGATAGCGGCGATGACCCAGCGGTCATGGGTCCGGTGTATGGCTGAACGCCATTGGAAAGTAAGTTTCCGGCGTATGAATAGAGGCCACTGAGCATATCCTGCTGCTCTTGCGGCAGCGTGTAGCCCGTTGATTCCGTCGTTTCGTTTGACCCGCCCATCTATATCTCCAGTTCAAAGTGCGACCAGCGCCGCTCAAAGCCCACCTTTCGGGCGTATTGTGTCCATCCGTCTCGACCGTTGGCTTCTATGGCCTGCGCCCCGCATTGCTTGGCGCTCATCTCGACGGCACTCAGTGCCTCTTCCCACCACTCGCTCAACGCTGACCCTGCTAGGTAGTCTATGCGGAGAGTGCGGCGGCGAGGGTGCTGCACGAGGCTCGTCGCAAATGAGCCGATCAGCTTGTCCTCTACTTCGACGACCCACGCCAGCGTGTTGCCAGCGGCGATGTCGTCGTAAACGTGTTCCGGCCCGATGTTCCTCGCCTCTCTCTCAATGGCCGGAGCGAGTAGCTCCAAGATCGCCGGCCAGTGATCGTCGATAGAGGCCCGAGGAACGTAGTATATGCGGACCTTTGCAGCGATATTATCATCAGCGGCCAGCGCTGTCATCCGTGGACCCTTGTTATGCCTATCGTGGCGGCAGGCGCTGCGGGGGCGTATGCAGTCGCCGCCGTGGCGTCAAGGTAGCCGGACGTGTCCGTCGTGGCCCACATGGCCTCGAGATAGTCGCCAGCGGCAAACTGAAAGATCGCCGAGCGGCTGGTCACGAATGTTGACCCGTTGTTGTGCAGGCTGTTCACCATCGTCGATCCGGTGACATCTGTGCCGTTCTTGCGCGGCCAGAAGCGGAACGAGACAGATGACGATGTGGACGACGCGATCTGCGCCGAGAAGTTGATGAGATACTCGCCCGCCTCGCTGAACACAATGCGGCTGGCCGGTGTGCCATTGGCGATGCCATTCGACACGCTTGACGTGAACGTCAACGCATAGGCGGTGTCCGCGGCTGCGGCGGTGACGTTTGACGAGATTGCACCAGCGTAGTTGCCATCCTCCAAGATGATCTGCCGGAACTCGCCGTTCTTCGAGACCACCGGATAGCCAGCCACGTCATCCCAGAGCAGGATGCCGTTCTCGGCAGGCACGGGATTGCCCGCCTTAAACTGCATCCGCGACAGCGCCCGACCGAGGTAGGTCGAAAGCTGACGGCCCCAGACCTTCCAGTCGGGGCCGATGGGTGGCGGGAGGATCGCGCTCATCTGCGGCCCGCCGGTTTCACGTCAAAGCGGAACTTGCCAACGCGCCAGTCGCCGCCGACATTGCCACTCAGCCGCATCCTGATCTGGCGACCCTGAAAGCGGACGCTTGTCGGGTTGCCCATCGTGTAGGGGCCGTGAGACGCCTCGGCAGCCGTGGGGTAGAGGCGCGTCTTGAACGTGGCCGTCACGTCGCCGAGGTTGATCTCGTCAGGCACAAGTTCAGTGACGGCGGCGAGGTTGTCGCCAGCGCCGATGCGGAACGGCCCGCTCTCGGCGTAGACCTCGGCCCCGTCGTAGTTGAAGCCGGTCTCGTGGTCGTAGAGGCGGCCAGCGGACGAGGCCCACACGGGCTGCCGGAAGATGCCGCGATCCACGCCAGAGGTGCGATCAATCCTGCCGACGAGCCAGTGGCCGTCGTGGAAATCGTAGGCGACGTAGCTGTCGATCTCGGTGGAGCTTGCGGACGGGTAGAAAAACCACACCTCGCCGTTCTGGCCATTGGCCACGGCCCACGACTTGCTGACCTGCGCCGAGTTGATGTTGAGGAAGACGCGATCCCACACTGGGCATGGCACCTCCTGAACGCGGGAGCCGTCGTAGTAGTAGAAACCGCGCTGGCCCATCCAGTAGACGCCGCCAGCCGTGTCGGCGATGGCCCTGCGGGCGACAGCACCGCAGGCGGTGCCGACACGCTCAAATTGGTAGATGAACGGAGCGCCGACATAGACGGCGCGATGCGCGTCCTGATCGGTCACGATGAGCGTCTGGCCCTGCGTCCTAGCGGCGCACATGATCTGGCCTGTCGTCTGGAGTAGCTGGTCGCCAGCCTGATTGGTCGATGCGGGCGACCAGAGCGTGTTGTCCTCGAAGTCGCACCACTGCACTTTGCGAGGGTTGCCGCCCGCGCCGAGCGCCATTAGGAAGCGCTCCTCGGTCACGATGAGGCCGAGGTTGTCGGTCGGCGCATTGGCGATGGCCGCCGCAGGGGTACCGGTGTTAAGCTGCCACTCGTAGAGCTTGCCGTCGGCGCTTGAGCAGGCGACGAGGTATTGCCCCCAAGTGTCGAGCGCAAACGTCGTGGCCTCGCCGTAGTTGCCGGTGTCTGGCCGAGCTTGTCCGTAGTATCCAGTTCCGTAGAAGCCGCCGCCGTAGCCAGTGTTGACCGTTGCGTCTTCAACGCCAGCGGTCAGGCCAGCGGGCGTGATGTCGTATGTGACGCCGCCGGATGTTGTGACGTAGAGCTTGTTGTAGGTGCCAGCCGCGATCCAGCGGGATAGGCTGTTATCCTGCCACGCAATCATGCCACGAGGCGCGGCGGCGTATTCCGCCGAGGCATTGCGGGCCGCCCACCCACGGATTGGGCGCAGCGACCCTTCGTGCCAGCGGACGAGGTTGCCATCGCGCCAGCGGCCCTCGCCCTCAAGGTCGGTGCCGTGGTTGTGGAAACCTGCTGGGAGTTCAATCGGGATCAGTGGCATTCCTTACCTCCGGCAGCGTTTAAGCAATCTTGATAATCGTCAGCGCTGCGTAAACCTCGGTATCTCCGCTGCCCACCGCAAAGCCACCGCCCAAGGCAGATGTGCCGTTCACATACTGCTGCAACTCGATGTTTGCAGAGTCAGTCAGCACAAACGCCCCCGTGAGGCTGCACGGCGGGTTCCCATTGCCGCCATTCCCGTCGACAGAAAACGCAGTAGATGCGGCAAGCGTGACGCTGTTGGTAGTGTCGCGCAGTCGCGTTTGGATGTCGACATTGTTATATGAATTTGTGGACGCCGTAGCTGTCACCGTGTAGGTGCCTGCGGGGAGCGTGACCACATTAGATGCAACGCTCGCCCCGCTTATTGTTTTTACCGCGCTTGTCAGCAGGCGCTTGCCCCAAGTATTCGCGGCGACAGAGAATGCTGAGTTTGAGCCGGATGTCCGTGTTTCCTTCAAGAAAAACACGGTCGGCTTTGCTGCGGCGGCTGCTGTGTCAACGTAAGCCTTGACCGACTGCTGCGACGGAACAGCAGTGGCGCTGTTTGACGTCATGTTGTCCTCATCCTTGAACGCATACTGCGTCCAAGTATTTGTTGCGGTGCGGATCGGGATGCCAGTGGAAGAGAGCGCCTCAATAGCAACGAGGTCTGGGTAAGTCGCCGTGGCCATCTTGGCGTCAAGCTGCGTTTGGATGGCGCTCGTCACGCCGTCAACATAATTCAACTCAGCCGTCGTGACAGTCGCGCCGTCAAGGATGGCCAGTTCAGTGGCAGACACACCGCCGACAAGCGCGTCAATCGCCTCAATCGTCGAGTTGATAGTGGCCCCCCAAGTGTCCTGCGAGCCGCCTACTGTGGGCAGCGCCCAGCCCTGATTTGTCGTCGCCATTTACTTCTCCGTCCAATCTGTTGCGTCGGACGCCGCTGGCGCCCATGTGTCTGATGCTGCGGCCCGCTGCGTCCAAATTTCGGAGGATGCCGGTGCCGGTGTCCATGTGTCGGAGGCCGATCCGGCCCCCGTCCACGTCTCGGCTGTGACGGCCTCGTCGAGCCACTTATAGCGAGCGCTTGCCGCGATTATAGCAGATATGACCGTGGCGGCGCTAGTTACGAAGCGACGCTGCGATCTGGCCTCGAGGGTGGCCTGCGCCGCCGCCGTTGCCACGCCGCGATAAATCACGGCGGCGTTCGACTCCACCGTCGCCGCTGGCGACATGGCGCTGGCCGCTTGGCGCACAAGTTGCCCCACAGGCGCCGTGGAAAAGGCCGCCGAGGGCGACGACGCCGCGCGGCGAACTCGCTGCGCCGCGCCCGCCGCTGCCGCTGAGAGCGGCACGGAGATCGTCTCGGAGAAGATGACGTTGATCCTCGCGCTGGCAGAGGCGCTCGCGCTGGCACTGGCCGCGACCAGCTTGGCGTCGCCCTCGGCGTAGCCCTCGACCCAATATTCCGGCTCAACGTAATATGGCAGCGTCATGGCGCGTCACCGCAGGCCGCGTCTATCTGGGCAATGAGGACAGCGCCGCTAGATATGACGCGATCAGGAGCGCCGGCAATAAGAGCGTCGGCCAGCTCCGATCTGGACGCTTTCGTGCCGTCACATATCGCCTCTTGACTGACGCTTACGCAGCCAGTCAAGAGCGGCGTCAGCGTCGCGAGGGATAGTGCTTTCGTCAATGCGCCTGCGCGTTTCCACATATTCGTTTAGCTCCTCAACCTCGTCGGCCTTGCCCTGATCTGTGCGGCCCTTGATGTAGGCGTAGAATAGCGCGAGGACGACGCCGCCCGCTACGGCCAGCCACGTTCTGATCCTGCCGCTCAGCGCCAGCCAGAGGCCCATGCCTTCACCCTTTCGCGAATAATGAACAGCGCGGCCAGCCCGATCACGCCAGCGATGACCAGCGCCACGATCTGCGCGGTCCCGTCGAGGGCGGCAAACGCACCAACGCCAGCGGTTCCCGCGCTGGCAATCTGCACGGCACTGGCCTGCACTGTCTTGCTCTGCGAAATGCTGGCCCGCTGCGGCGCTGGCTCTGGCGGCACTGGCGTCAAGAACAGGGCCACTTCAGCGGAACGGCGGCGGACCAGCCCGTTCAGCACCTTTCCGCCAGCCTTGTTCCAGAGTTGGATCGCCTCGGCAGCCGCCATCTTGTCGCCTGCGTTGAAGTGGCGCAGGGCCGATGACTTGGCGAATGCAGTCGTGCCGATGTTATAGGCCAGCGAGGTAAACGCGGCCATCTCGTTGGCGTTGATCGGCGCAGTGATGAGCGGCGCGATTTCGGCGGCGAATTTGTTGACGCCCTTCTCGAACCAGTGATCGGCCTCTGCCTGCGTGATGGTCATGCCCTCGGCGGGATCAATGCCGAGGCCAGCGCGACCGGTTGTCCCCCAGCCAATCGTCCAGACGCCTGCGCTGTCCTGATACGCCGTGAGCTTGCAGCCCTCGAAGCTCTTGATGAGCGATATGCCAGCCGCGTTTATCATTTGCGTAATGCCTCTTCTATCCCGTCGAGTTTCTCGAACACGCGCTTGAAGTTTTCGCGCACCTCCTTGAACTCGCGGTCGTGCGCTTCTTTGGTGGACGCGGCCTGCGCCTTTAGCACCTCAATGTCGGTGTGGTGCGCTTGCTGGCGGCTGAATAGCATCCAGACGAAGCCTCCGACCGGAAGCACGATGTATTTGAGGGCCATGTCGAGGGCGTCCATGTTCTACTCCGGCTTAGTGGGCCACGCCACGTCATGTGGGAAGCCTGCTTGCTGTGGGACATTAAGTAGCGCCGTCCTGTAGTCCACATAGGCTTGCTGCTGATCGGCGCTCAGTTCAGCCCAGCGCAGGGGATTAGTGATGATTGGGTCAACTTCCGACCGCAGCAGGCTATCACGCTGTCTGCGAACACTATTTGCAGCCATTGCATAAAGCTCTTCGTCGGTCGGCCCAACGTATGCCGATGGACCGCCAGCTTCGTTGATTAGGGACATCAGATCGTCGTTGTTGATGGTTTGATCTACGTCGGCGGGGTTGATCGTGTAGGGTATCCAGCCATACATTGGGTGTTTGATCTCAACGTCGATAAGAATGCCGTCGGCGTCAACGAAGCGGGGGCTTCTGATTTCTGAAATCTGCATTGTCATCACGAAATCCTCAAAAAGACGCCCACTGGGTTTTCGTCACCTGCTGTGGTTGTATTAGTCTGGCACATTGCTCTCCACGTTCCAGATAGCGCTGCATCGTTGCCTTCGCCGATGTATATATTAGTGCCGGACGACCAGCTTGGGCTGCTCTCCGACCCACCGGCGCCAGTTGACAGGCCAGCAGGGCGCAGTTCAGAACCAGCGTATGTGCTACCAAAATCGAACGTAGCTTGCGCCCCTGTGGAGCCGGGGCGGCGGGCGAAGGCATAAGTGCCTACCTCACCAGCAGCAAGACCAGCCGTAGCGGAACCAACTTGTGCTGATGGCAGGTTCGTCAGCCCAGAGCCACTACCAGAAAATGCAGTTGCGGTCACAGTGCCGTTTACGTCAAGCGCAGTTGATGGAGAAGTCCTGCCGATGCCCACATTACCGCTGCTGTTGATGCGCATACGTTCTGAGCCGCCGCTGTCAACAGTAACGGTGGATGCTTTAAGTTGTAAAAGACTGAGGTCATCGCCAAGCAAACCTGTAAGGCGTAGTGTCCCGCTGTTGGAAACACTGCCTGTCCCATCCGCCTGAATGTAAAGATCACCACCAGCAGAAATAATCCTATGGGTTGCGCCATCGTCGGTTTCGTT